TCATTTTCGTAAAGCTCAATGACCTCTTCCGCCTTACGACACGCAGCACCTACTGTGGCATATGCATAGGCAAAGGCAGCACCTTCTTTACCTTCGGGCGTATTAGCCTGTGTGTCATCTCCCGAATTTGCCACAAACAAATTAAATTGGCTGGCAAAACTGGAATTATCAACATAATACTTTGTAGCTGCCTGCAGATCGTCTGCGCCGTTTGGAGTGCCTGCACCTGCAAGTGGTCCAGGGTGATCATCTAAGTACAGTGGCCCAGTCATTGTATCGCCTTGTCTGCGTACAGTACTCTTACGAGGCAATGCTTCGTTACTTAGATAATTTCCCGCAAGATTAGTATCTAAATATGCATCAACTAGTGTCTGTGTACCAGTACCGCCCGATACAGTAATTTTATCTACACCACTTCTAGCATCATCGGCACTGTAGTGTACACTTACATAGTTGTCATCAACATATTTTAAATGGTACACAGGTGTTGCAACACCGCTGCCGGATCCGGCACCTATTGCAGTAAACACAGTAGAAAGTTCGTTGTTTAATGCACCTATGCTAGTCCAAACAGTTGAGCCTACTGTATTAATTTTATAAGTTCTTCCTACAACAAAACTCCCTGCATTTACAGTTTCAGCGAGTCCTACAGCATTCGTCCCTGTAGAGTTATAGGTAAATGCAATACCATCAGAGCCAGAATCAAATCCATGGTTTGGCAGATTCATATTACCACCAATATATCCGGATATAGCTCTTGTATATTCGGATTGATTTGCAGGCTCATCTCTTACACGCAGCTGGCCAGCAGAACTGCTGCCACCGCCACTTTGAAGATATCTGCGATCCGCATAACCTTTGGTAATAACCAATGCATCTGCTGTAATAGTAGTGCCGTGTGTAGTATTGAATAATAACGCATTTTGAACACTAGGATCCGCAGCTCGACCTATAGGCAAATTCTGTGCATCTAATGGAGAACCTAACTTTGGTCTAGGATCCGAAATTACCTGGCCGCCAGACGCAGTAATAGTAACACCGTCTTCACCATTTGGATCTATAATGATACCATCGCCTGCTACGAGATCTTTAGCTAATACTTGATCTCCTAGATCATTAACGATGAATATTTGATTGCTGGTATATGTATTAGGGAAGTCATCTAAGTTTGTAGAAGAAATAAAATCCCCAGAACCAAAAACTGCGTATAAATCTCGAAAGTTTTCGTTAACTTTACGGAACGCTTCACGAATACTATCGCCAGTGCCGTCATTGCCTTGTACGCCAATATCAATTTTTTGTCTTGCCATTTTATACCTCTAAGTGATCAACGTAGTCATCTGCTACTGAAAAACTAGATCCGCAGCCGCAGGTCGTAGTTGCGTTGGGATTCGTAATTGTAAATGAACTTCCCATAAGTTCGTCTTTGTAATCTATTTCAGCACCCTGTAGATACTGCATACTCATAGCATCTACAAGCACTTTAAATTCGTCTAGAGGAATTTCAAAGTCATCTTCGTTTGTTACTTCGTCGAAGGTAAAACCATAGCTAAATCCGCTACATCCTCCCCCTTGAACAAATGTACGTAATGCTAGTTTAGGATTACCTTCTTCGTATAGAAGGTCTTTAATTTTTAATCTTGCTGAGTTGGAAATTGTTATCATATCAATATTTACCTTTTAGTTTTGTAACCCTAATGTAAATACATGATGTTCATCACAACAGAATTAGAAACTACTCAACACACTAGGACCAGCAAGCTAGGAGTAGAGCACCAATATAACCGCATTCGAACAGTAGCAGTGTTTCGTTGTGATAACTGTGGGGAAGGATTTCGTAGACTGAAAGAAAAGGTCAGTCCCAAGAGGCTGAACAACAATTACTTTCACTGTTGTGAACACTGTGATGCCAAACGTTTCGCCCAAAAGAAAGGCGTCGAGCGACGCCTAATATGGGATATGCCAGTATCAAGTACTGCGGATATCAGCCGACTCTAGGAAACGCACACATCTTACCGTTCTTGATCAGTTTAGAAATAACAGAGTTCATATGGCGCTGTTTATTTTTTTCTGGGCTAAGAGCAAAGATACCTGTCTTATTTTCTTTAGCAGATTGGCCGCCTTTCTTTCCACCGATACTTCCTGCTCTAGATGCATGTCCTAATTTGAAACCGCATTTACCTTCTTTGTTTGCTTTAGTAGCGGCCAACGATGCAAGACGACTTCTCTCTTCTGGGGGTATTGAATGTCTTCCAGAGATTAATAAACACGCGGCCCAATCACCTTGGGAGTAGTGTATATCATAGTGTTCCTGCCAAGTGACAAGTTTAAGATTATTAATATCATTATTAGAATGGTGTCCGTCGATATGATGAATCTCCATACCTTCTGGAATTTTTGTTCCGTGATATTGTTCGTAAATTTTTCGATGTTGTTTAGTTTCGTATTTTGCCATTGTCGTGTTCCCACGAGTATTTAGCTAAATTAGATTCTTGCACTCACTATGTCCCAGTTAATAATCTTCCATTGATTTTCTAGGTATTTCTTTTTATCACTTTGGTAGTCTAAAACCCAAGAGTGTTCCCACCAATCAACTAAAAGTACAATATCACTGCGTATTTGATGATTAACGATAGTTTTGATCTCACCGTTACGTGCTAGGTAGACCCAACCTGAGCCTTGTATTCCCATAGCTGCTTTGGCAAACTTCTCTTTAAAGAGATCAAAGGTCTTATGGTGCTTGTTGATAAACTCTAGAGCTGCACCTGTAGGTGCATTTGACCCTGCATACTTTTTATATTGCGGAAATAATATGTTGTGCAAGTATGCACCAGCTTCGTTAAAATCAGCATCTCCTTCGCCCGCATTATAACGATCAACATAGCCTTTGGCTAGTTTAGCATAGTGATAGTTCATTGTTTCCAAACTAATGCTTGGATCTAAATCTTCTCTGTGATAAGGAAGTTTAAACAATTCCAGGGTTTTTGGAGTGTTTGATTCTTGTAACATACTCCACCTGATAAAATTATAGCTCATAGTTGTATTTAGCCCGCTATTTTAGTTATAAATAAAACTCCAAGGAGGAACATAGAATGTTCAAGAAAATCGCAGAATTCTTCACAGGCAAAAAGCCAGAAGCAGCCCCAGAGGCACCATACAAAGTAGAAACAGCACCGGTTGAAGCAGCCCCTACTTCAGCAGTTGACGCAGTGGTAGTTGTTCCAGAAGCTGTAGTACCGTCAGGGATAGTTGAGCAAGCGCCAGTGACTGCACCAGTACCTTCCCCAACTAAGAAACCACGTGCTCCAGCAAAGCCAAAGACACCTAAAGCACCTGCTGCTCAAAAAGCGCCAGCGGCTCCTAAAAAGCCACGTGCTCCTAAAGCAAAGTAAGAGCCTTAGCCTGTTCGTACAACGTACGGCTGGCTAGATTTTTACCTTTACTTTCGCACATGATATCATGTGTGTTTAGAAAGCCCAGTGCCCACTCATTTGTTGCTGTATTCCAGTAAAAATCAGAGTGTGCTCTGAGCTTTTGTTTTTTGTAGCCTTGTGATAATAAACCTGCATGGTCTGGCACAATAGTAGCGTTGTGATCAACTAGATAGTCTTCACGACTAACACTATAATGCATAGTAGGGCGTAGACCGCGCCAGCTATCCACAACACGTTTAACACGGTCATCAGTCGGCTGTATGTACTCCCCTTCTCGGATCCAATGATGGTGTACATCAAGCACAGTAGGGACAATATCACTAAGAGAAAGGCAATCATTTAAACCCCAGGCGTTTTCTTCGTTTTCAATGGTAATGCAGTTTCTTGCTTCGGGGGTAAGCTGTTTGTAGGCAGCTCGAATGCCTTCGGGACCGAGTTTACCCGAGATGTGTACGTTGATTTTAAAATCCTGGAAGGATTTACCGTAGCCCATCCACCTGACCATATCTGCATGATATTCAAACTCCTCAATTGATCGTTCTACAATACCTGGGTTGCAACTTGCAAGCACAGTAAACTGACCGGGATGCATAGACAACCTAATGTTATTCTTGCGAGCCACATCTCCCACGGCTCTAAATCCTCTTTCACAATATTCTCTGGTAGCAGGAAGCCGCCAAAACCAGCTCCAATCCTGCTGAGTATACACAGGTAGTATATCGCTACTGAGTCGTACCATTCTAAGATTTTCATCAAGGGCTCCCACCTTTTCAACGAGCTTGCGAGTAGCTTCAATGTTACCTACCATTAGGTCCCATAGACGTTGTTCAGCTACTTCTTTGCTCTGTCTATTTAACCACGCAACGGTAGTAGAGCCAGTATTATATTGTTTAGCATCATCTTTTTTATCAATGCCGTTGACCTGTTCAGGGTGATCAATCCATTTGCAAGCAAAACCGATCTTCTTCATAATATACAATCAATAAAAATGGACATAGTATATTATAACACCATGTCCATTTTTTGTCAAGGCTTAGATCCAATTTTGAACAACTATTAGATCTTCAACTTCGCTAGGTTTTGGGTCGCCGTGGAATACTAGAATATTAGTACTGCCATTTATTACAGGACTAGCCCGTTCTTTAAATCTACGCTGATTTCCTACCTTTATAAGATCAGTTCGATCTCGAACTTCCCATTTATAACTTTGTATCCATTCTGTAGGCCAAAATACAAATCCAGTTTTGATTTGACTAAAGATCCAATCTTGGTCTCCATGCATACGTTTAGTTTGACTAAGATCTTTAACAAGGTTATCCCATACATAGTTGTGGCTACCTTTTTCAAATCTAAAAACACTGCTGTTAAATTTATTCCAATCTTTAATCATTGATCTATTGAAGTCTCTAATGATACAAAATTTGCCTGGTTGAAAATCCCAAAGTGAATCTATATTTTTAATTACAACAATATCTAAATCTAAGAATAGGATAGTTCCATTAATAGGTAATTCACTGCTAAACACCCAAGGTTTGTACCACCAGCCCGATACGCTGTATTTTGGTATAGGAATAACTGTAATGTTTGGATCAAGCCCGTCGGCATTTTCTGTTATACATGCAAACTTAAAAGGCACGGAAGAATGCCTAGTAGTCATGTTGTATAACTTGTTAACATACTCGGCAGAATATTTTGTGCCGTGTTTAAGACAAAGGATCCACTTATCCATTTACTAGCTCATGTATATTTTTAAGTTGTGTTAACAGATTTTCTAGCTCATTAAGGGGAATCATATTAGGTCCATCACTAGGTGCCGAATCTGGATCCTCATGAGTTTCGATGAACACTGCACTTACTGATCCTGTTGCAACCGCTGCTCGGGCAAGGTAAGGCACCATCTTGCGATCACCACCGGATACAACTCCCAGGCCGCCTGGTTGTTGAACAGAGTGTGTACAATCAAAAACTACAGGATAACCAGTACTTTCCATAATAGGTAATCCACGCATGTCAACTACAAGATTGTTGTATCCATGAGTAAATCCTCTTTCACATAATAATATATTTTTGTTTCCTGTACTGGCAATCTTTTCAGCAACATTCTTCATATCGTGAGGTGCAAGGAATTGTCCCTTCTTAACATTAATTGTTTTGCCAGTTTGGCCAGCCGCAAGTAACAGGTCAGTTTGTCTGCATAGAAATGCAGGAATTTGAATTACATCAATACCTGCATCTGCAACTAGCTGTGCCTGATAACTTTCGTGAATGTCTGTAAGTACCGGAACACCGAAAATATGCTTAACAGCATTGAGAATTTTTAGACCTTCGTCAATCCCAATTCCGCGCTTTGTACTAACACTACTGCGGTTAGCTTTGTCAAAACTACTTTTGTAGATAAAAGGAATACTGAGTTTATCTGCAATTTCTTTAATAGAGCCGGCCATTGTTTGAGCATGAGCTGCACTTTCAATCTGACATGGTCCGGCAATTAAGGCAAGTGGTTTATTCTTGCCTATTTCTATATTTTTTATTGTAATCACGCAAAGAGATCCTCATTCCATTCACGGTGTCCTTCTCGATAAGCCATATTAGCCTGTGTTTCACGTACTTCTACACGATAGCACCACAAGCGTTTGCTTTCTCCCTCTCCCCACATGTCCGGGATGTAAACTCCGTTGACATATTTGTAAAGCATGTCTGCCAAACTCTCACATCCTACTCTAGGTAAGATTGTAAGTTTAGCCAGCTTACGGCGTTCCATTTCTTTGTAGAACTCAAGTTCCGGATCATCCTGAGATACTAATGTAGTATGATCGAATTGATCTTCTAGGATCTTTTTAAGTTCTTTTAGACCACCATAGTCTGCCGCCCAATTGCGGACATCTAGGTCGTTGGTGCCAAAGTAAAATTTCATACTAAATGAATAGCCGTGATTTAGATTACAATGACTATCGGCACGCCATTGGCGATAAGCGCAAGGGAATGCATCGATATACTCTTTGGTGCTGGTGTACTTGTATTGTACTGTTTGTAGATTTGCCATCTCTAGTCTCCTTTGTAAGGTAGCAAGTTTGACGACATGCAGAATTTATAAAGCGGGGTGAATGACGTTAAAAGACCGCTAACAGTAATTATACTATATCGTAGACAATTGTCAAGTTCTTGATAGCCAACCAGCTGTCTGGAATTCGCCAATCTTGTTGTTGATGTTGTATAAACTCTATTTGACTATAATAATTAAAAACTTTTGCCAGTTGGTAAATCCAAAAGTCTGGCATGACTTTTTTGGAATCTGTTTTAGAATAGTTAGATGTACCTTTGTAAAAATTATTAACTAACCCGTCTACACTCCAAAGATCAAAACCTAACAAATGTATTTGTTGTGGCAACATCATCGATGCTAACAATACTGCATAAGGACCACTGTTCCAATGAAACGGTTTGTCTACTTTATCAGTCCCCTCAAATGGTAAATCTGGTAAAGACCGCACTCGATCACTACACCATTCCTTATACCAGTCTTGCCTAGTATAGACTGCACTATTAGTCACAGCATCATTTCTAAGTATTTC